CCCCCCACCTGTCACGTTACGAGCGCTTATAAAACCCTCAAAACTTGCGTTCCGGATAGTTTCGAGCAGCGGTGTGCCAGCGGCTAGCCATTGGCCTACAGCATCGGCACAAACCTGTGCAGTGGCGTTTTTATTGAGGCTCAGCGGGGCGTAGATGCCCTTAGCTTTGAGCTTGCGGTCGGTCTTGACCGCAAAATAATTATTGACGTCCTTCATCGCTAACACGCGGTAAGGAGTAAACTCAAAAGAGAACCCAGACACCTGCCCAAATCGAGCCACAATTCGCTCTACGTCAGCTTGCAGCGGGTGAGGGTAGCGCACAGCTAACCCATCAGTGTTAGCTGACAGCGTGGTCGCCCCCAGGTGCTCCAGCCATTCAATCAGCATGAGCAGGGTGAACTGGCCGGTCAACGTCACTGCCAGCATGAGGTCCGGTGCGTAGAGCACGCTCCAGCGGCTGGCGAGTTTGCCGAACGTACCGTTCAGGCTAATCTTGAGCGTGGCGTCGGTGATCTTGTCTCCGGCTTTCTTAGCTGCCAGTCGGAGTTCGTAAATTTTTCGATACTCCCGGACAAACTTGTTTCCGAGCCCAGAAGGTACGAACCCGCACTCCAAAATTATGCTAGGGTAGAAGCTGGCCGCGTCGATGTCTGTGATAACGTCGCCCCCCATCACGTGGCATACCGACTTGTCGTGCGTGCTGTGTATTCCCCCCACCCCAAGCTGGTAAGTGCCCGCCCGGAAAGTGACTACCTCAGCACCTAAAAAGTCCGGTAGGATGACATGCCCGGTAGCTTGATTCATGTCAAACACGTGGCGGCTCGTGCGCTCAAGCAGCGCTTGCAACTCGGGCGTTTTGAACTTAAGGAACGCAGGTGGGGTGTAAGTGATAGTCTTAGGGATGGTGTTCTCGACCCGCTTCAAACCCATGGTAGTTATATAAGCCTGCTCAGCCATTTGAGAGTCAGACTTACTGCGCAAATCTACACCATATTGCTTGCTCATTTTCACCCGAAGCATTAGCTCCCCATCAAGTCGTTTCAGTAACTCCTCTGTGGTGTTTAAGTCGTTCGCGTTGTAGCTGTCAACTGTTAAACGCTGCTCTGGGGTAATAACTGCGTCGTGGGCGATCGGCATGTCTTGCAGCAGGGGCATGTGCATGCGAGCGCCATAGGCTTTCAAGCCCACAAAAGACGGGGCGACCTGAATCAAGTCAACACTATCAAACCCGAGAAGGGGTAGGTTGTATTTACGCGCAGCGTCCCAAGGCTGAAGCCGATTGACGATAAGGTCATCGGCGATGCGCTTCATCTCGGCCTCAGTGCGCCCCGCTACAAAGGCTGCAACAATAACGTCGTCAAAAAACTTGTTGTTAAACCCCACAAACGTCGCATCCGACTGGCTGAGGAACTGCCGCAGCCGCTCAGCCGCACGGTCCTCATTTCGGCGGATCTGCGTGATCTCACTGTTGTCGACATCCTTAAAGCCGACAACGGTATAGTTCACTAGGGTTTCGCAGTCAAACACGTAAGTACTCATTGGTCTTGGTTGACGTAGCCGGGGCCAGGGTTGGAACCTTCATACTCGGCGGTAAGAGCCTCGAGCAAGTGTCGGGCGGTCTTCAGCTGCGCGTGCTGCGCCCACTCAAACACGATATGGATGATAGCGGTCTCGAGCCCTATAATGCCATTCTCGGCGAGGAACCGGGTGACCTCGGCACGCGGCACCGGGTTACTATGCAAACCAGGCTGTGTAGAACGAACCTCGATCAGCTTTTGCAGGTAGTGGTCAGCCTTTTGCAGGTCTTGCAAGCCGTTCTTTTTACGGAACCGGGATAGGTATTTGGTGCAGCAGCCCTCAAGGTAGCCTACACCCCAGGTGTCAACAATGTCCCAGTGCTGAAAATTACCCGCTTGGTAATGGTTGCCCGCGACTTGGCGGGAGTTAGCCGTGCTCATAAAGCACCTTGCTTAATGAGTTCAAAGAGTTCGCGCTCACGGCCAATTAGCACCATATCGTGGGCATAACTACAGTAGCGGTCAAACACCGACCGCATGCGGGAGTTACCTAAGGAGAGTTCTCTAGCGCAAAATAACGCCCCCTGAGCAAGGTCAGCTAGCTTAAGAATGCGGGCCTCGTCAAGCGTGAGTAACGGGAAGTCTATGCCCGCCGAGCGCATGATCTTAGCCTCCATTTCAGATACTTGCTCGCTAATACCAAACTGGTGCTTGGCGGGGCTGGGAATGTCGCCAGTGACCTGCTCAGCAAGGTCATGCAACAGCGCCGCCATCAACAACTCGCGGCTGGCGTCAGGGTCGATTAAAGTGCAAAGCAGCGCTACTAAATGGGAATGGTGCCCCACGGTTTCCTGCGTTAGGGTGCGCACCGTGTGGTACCGCAAAACGTCAGCCCCGGCAGCAAAGAAGTCGAGCCGCTCTTTCATTGGGTTGCCTTTTTTATTGCGTTGTTCAGAACCTGATATGTGCCAATTGCCTCATAGCATTGAGGATAGTTATCAAACAGACTGAGAGCCTCAATGCAAGCCTCCAGCAAATCAGGCGCTGCGGCGATCAGGTTGGCGTCCGTCTGTGTGTACGTCTTCGCCACAACCCACACGGCGTGGTGCTCGGGGTGAACAAAGAAAGAGTCTTGTGAGACCTGGCCTGCGACCCACGGCCCTTGGGTGTGTGTGCTTTTCACAGTGCCACCTCTTCCTGCTGGACGGTTACGGTATAACCCAGCAGCTTGATGTGCCGAATAGTTTGTGAGGTCAGGGTGCGGGTTCCGGCGATAGCGGCAAACGACTGAGCGTCAGCGCACACCGGGATTACCACTTGTTGGCCGTATTGGTCTTTGATGCGGACGATGATCTTCATTTTTCAGTTACTCCAGTTATAGCAGTTATTTGCTAAGGTAAATTTTAGGCCAAAAAACACACAGCTTGATTGTATTTTCAAATCACTAAAGCCGAAGCGATTGGGTTTACTCCTTTCCGGAGCGGATAAGGTCTCTTTTATCAATCCAGTCAAAGCAGGCCCGACGCCAGTCATCGGCGCGTACTTTGGCTGCCCACCCCCGCCCATCACCAGCGTGAATTTTACGCACCCGGCTAACCATCGCCATAGGGTGCGCAACGTGCTTCAAAAATGGATGGACGTATGCCGCCTCTTGGTTGAAAGGGTCGTCGCAAAACTTCTCGCAGTCTGCCAAAAATAATTTAAACTCCCCGTTAAGCATCAGCGGTAAAGGTCTAATGTGGCCGGAGGAGTAGTGGTCATACGTTTCGGCTATCGGCGGTTGGGACACGTAATGCTTCGCCTCGTACAGCTCGGTGTAAAGGTGTAGGTTGTTGCTAACTTGACGGTAGACCCCGGGACGCAAGCCTACAGAACACGCAACAAATTCCTGCAAGATGCTGAAGTGAACTGCGTTAGCCCCGTAAGCCCCCCACCAGATATCGTTTGACCTGTTCACCACTGTCATGTTCAGCCGCCCGCCCCGAGTGTCAAACATCACCTGCGTATTGCATGCTTTGTCCCGGGTGCGTCGGTGCAAATCCACGGGGTCCCAGATCTGCATAACGGCCTGCCGGGTCTCGGGGTCACGGCGCAGCAGGTTAATGACGTCCACCAGCTGGTCCCGGCCAAAGTGCTTACGTAGCCGGTAACCATAAGCAGCGTTGTACACTTTACCGTCATCCGAGTACTGCCCAATACGGCTGTTGAACTGCTGCAGGAAGGCAACATCCCTCCTCCCTGCCAATATCCACACGCTCTCAAGCAGGTGAAAAATTGGGTTGGCGTCCCGCCCCGGATGAAACAACACCCGCTCAACGGGGCATTCGTAAATGGTTATCACCGGCTCAGGCATGACTAGCGCTGGGCCGTTGCGAGTAGGCTCGGGCTTGAGACCCTCAGCCTTGAGGCGCCAAAATATCTCACTAAACGCCTGGTTCACATTGCGGACTTTGATTTCCATATTCAGAAGCCTTTCTCAGGTATATAAGTATTTTTAGGTTTCCCCTCACCGAGCACAGTGCGACAATATTTACTATACTCGCACATGCAATTTTGCACATCATGTAGGGTTAAATCTGTAAGGTCTAGTTCGTTCGCGATGCGGTTATTTATACCTTGCAGCGCCGCTGTGAACACCCTAGACTCCCAAGCTGCAAATGGTGCCCGCCCATGTAAGTAATTTAATCCTCGTAGGCTACCCGGCCCGATCGGCGCATAACTGTAAAGGTCTGCCGCGCAGCTTAAGTGGCTATCGGGGTGGTAAGTGAGGTCAGCGGCTACTTGCCCAGCCATAAACGTGCTAACACCGAAACATGCAGATAACGCAGCTACGAATCGTTCAATACTGCCTCCCCGCTCCAAGTCTTCCCGCCAAAGCTCGTTGTGGATGTGCGGGGCATTTTGCACCACGCTACCGATGATGTACTTAGCCACGGTGCGAGCTTTGTTGATACCCGGATTTTTAGTAGGGTAGAGCATATAAGCCCCCGAGTACACCTTGACCCCGGTAGCACGCAGAGCCTCGACCACCGACTCAAACCGGAGGGCATCAAACTCCTCGGGAGAGCACGGTAGTACCCCGGCTTGAACCAATGCCTGTAAAGTGGGAGGCCAGTTCACCAATCGGGCTACCAACAGCGTGAACCACAAGTCAAGCCGGTCCTCGTTAGGTTGCATCAAGTGTTTGATAACCCACTGAGAGACTCGGTCATCCCGGCGACGGATGTTGGTGAACTTGTACTTCTGCAGTACGGGGTCGGCGGTCCAGGGTGCGGGGTGCCCGTTCTCTTTTGCTAAACGAATGGCCTCTCGCTCCCAAATAAAATACAGCAAGCTCGGCATCGAGCATACGGTTTCTGCGGTAGGGCGGGGGTAAGGGCAGGACCCAATCATCGCTCAGCCCCCAGTAGGTAACCCACCACCCCACCCGCTGCATCAGTGTGGCCAAGCCAGCGTACATCGTAACCCCCGGCCAGCGTCAGCAACTCAGCGCTACGGTGGCATTGCTCATACGCGCTACGCATAGTTTTGTCAGGGTCGAACACTTTCTCGTTACCGGCTGCGGCTCGGCGCTGTAATACCCGCTCTAGGCAGACCTCCCAGGGTGTGTCTAAAAATGCAAAAATAGCCCCGTGCTCTTTGAGGATAGGGGCAACATGACCCCCTGCGGAGCTTTTGCTCATGAGGAGCCCTTCTACCAGTACGTGGCCCAGCGCGTGGGCTTTTACCACCCGAGCAGCGATTTCCTCCTGCGTGTTGATACCATCGGTACCGCCACAGGTGTTCTCGTAACTGCCGACCACAAACACGGGCACCGAGATGCCCCAGCCGGAGGCGTCTACAGTGTACCCAGCGGGGCGACCCGGCTTACCCCCGAGGGGTTGACAAGGGAGCCGGTCCAGGAACCGACGCACGATGGTGGTCTTGCCCGAGCCGTTGCAACCCCGGATGTTTACGATCTGGTGTTTCATTCAGTTATTCCGTTATAAAGTGTTCAAGGCGGTAAGCTCTACCCGTCTCAGCAAACATTTTAGCCTTATTTGCGCGAGGCGTTTTCTTGGCGTCGCACTCGACCCGCAACCAGTCCGGCAGGTGGGCTGCACGAATAGCTTTGAACGACTCAGTCTCCCGGTTAAAGTCGCGTTCGTCGTACCACTGGATGCGCTCGTGGGCCATGTCGGCGTAAACGCCGGGGTACCGACGGCTGAAGAACCCGTTCTTGAACTGACAGTACTGGCTCTCTAGGGTAAAGTACCCCGCATCGGGATGGTTGACTTCAGTAATCACCTGGTCTGATTTACCCCTTAACCAGCCACACATGCCTGTGAAATTATCGTATTTGCCGTCAAACCCGTTACCTGCCCGTTTGTCAAACACCAGGTGGTCCATCCCCTGCAGGAACAGCGCCCCGTTGCGGTGTGACCGGGAGCCGTCAAAGTCTTCAAACATGAGGTCAGTGCACGCAGCCCCAAAC